TCACCGTCGCGGCCTGTCCGGTTTCTTCCACTGATACGGCCTCACATCATCCTGCTGGTGGCGTTCCTGTTGCAGCACAACGGAAACAGGCGCTGAACACCTGTTAATTTTGCTTGCTGGTTGTTTGATTTCGGCAATGCTGCGGATCATCTCCAGCATATCGGCTTCGGTGATGGTCATGATTTACACCTTAGGAAATCTTAGGGGCTGGTTGACACTTTCCGGCTTAAGACCTTAACAAATCTTAACATCGCAGGTTGACACACTTGACACTTTTTCGCGAAAAACCTTATCAAACCTTAGCATTTCTAAGCATGGCAACTTGACACTTTTCGCGATTTTTTCGGCTTTTTGACGTGGTAAATCTGGCGCAAAGCCAGTAACGGCGGGGTTTACAGCGAGGTTGACACTTTTTCGCGTTCAGAGTGTAAAGTGTCAACCCGGCAGACGGCCTGACTTGACACTTTTCGCGAATTTTACGGTCATTAATGGGATGATTTTTCCCACTCAGCCAGGGCGTTTAGTCCGGCTTCACTCCAGTTATCCAGCTCATCGGGACAATCACCTGCAACATAGCAGAGCTCACAACGCAGCATACGAATTGCCAGCCTGGCATTTTCCCGAAAATCATACTGCTCAAAGTAATATTGCCCAGCATAATCCTCAAGGCAGATAGCACCATCATCAAGAAATTGCACTTCACAGCATAATTCCCCGGCTGCATCCTGCACACGCTGCTGTATGTCATCGTCCGTTACTGGTGCAGGGATTTTACCGTCTCTGGCCTTAACTGCTTTCCAGAACTCGCCCCACGTCATTTCCAGCGTTCTTTCTGGCCACATTTCAGAAACGGTGTCTTTCCCCTGTGCTGGTGGGCTGTTCCGCTGCTCTGTCGCCTCCACATCAATTTTTTTGCCAGACATGATCACTTCGCCTTTCTCGATCCAGTCGTAAACTGTCTGGCGGCTTACGCCTTTGTGTTTAGCATATTCTGCTTTACTCATTAGCATATTGCCCTCTCATGAAATAACGTTGTGTGCTGTCTGCCCCTGTGACTTCAGCTTGTTTTCAGCATATGCCTCGAACACCGTCACCCACGCATCACCATCGGCAGTAAGATACGCTCCGATGTGGCGAACGGACTTAACCAGAAATTTTCCGGTGAACGTGGTCGAGTTTTTGGAGATAACACTGGGCGCTGTAGTATTAGTCATGAGGATCGACGATGCTCCTGAAAACATTCCCTGAGGCAGTTCGATCACATCACTACACCGTATATCTCCCCGCAACGGGCATTTAAAACTGACGGTAAAAGGCTTTATCCATGTTGGTTGGCCTATTAATTCATAAGGTTCAATTTTCTTTATTTTCCCCAGTTCCAGTGATGAATTATCATAAAGACGAATGCGATCTGGTAACATAATAATGCCTACCCCGCTATATCCTTTCTGACGAATAATCGCTTTCGATAAACTTCGCACAGCCATAGCCAGCGAACCTATATCAAGGTAAACCAGTGGAATATCTTCAGGTAAAACCAGGTTATCACTGACCGAGGATTCAATAATTTTATCTGGATACGCCTGTTTCAAAACACGCGATAACACGTCTCCTAATTTTTCTCCCTGAAATCCAGTACCGCTAAATCTCACAGGAGAACCATCTTCTTTTTTTCTATAAACGGGGTTAACAACCAGATTCAACGTCTGGTTGGTGCCAATCCAGTTAGCATAAGCCATATAGACTTCACCATAGATAATCTCTCCCTGTTGATCTGGATTAGCCAAAGGAAGTCCAGAAGCAAAGCCAGCAGTTAAGCTAACAATGCATCCGTTGAGATTTACACTTTGCTGTAACATCTCAATAGGTAAGCCATAAATTGTCAGCATCGTTCCGGAACCAACAACATCCAGGCCGGTTACTTCAAAGTCAAATTCAACATGCAACCCACATCCTGGTGTTTCACTGGTATCAAAAGGCCCAATGGGGTTCCCATTGCTATCCACTGGCGGCTTACCAGTTTTAGGGTTAATAATTTCCAGTCGGTAATAACGCATTAGTAAACCTCGAACTGATTAGTACTTTCACGAAAAATGAGCTTTCCCGGAGCAAATGGAAGTGCCAGATTGATGTCGTAACCATCAGGGGAAGCAATCAGAGGCGTGTATACAATGACCTCACCAGAACTGTTTTTCAGTTCCAGATAATAGCGATTCGCATACAGATTGAACGGAACACGGGCAAATAAAATTTCCCCTCCCATCCTGAATTTAAATTTGAAAGGTTTTTCCCCATCAGGTTTGAATGGTATAAAAGTATTCATACTCCAGACTCCTGCACAATTTGATTCTTGATACCTGACAATGATTGCCACTAAATTATTTAGTGGCATGATTCACTCACTCTGTTTTTTCCAGTTGAGCCAGCCGCCCGGATATTTCTTCCAGTTTTTCCAGGGCTGGCTTGCAGGCCGCATCAATAACGTCCCGGACCATTCCGGCAAGCTGCTCTTCTGCTGTCGGCGTTGTTACTTCCACACCTGATGGTTTCCCGCCCTTATCCCATACGCCCAACGGCACGAGCGCAACGTGATCGATAAGAAATGGCGTACCCTCAATAAAAAAATTGTCCTCGCCCATTACATCAGGAACTTCTGCCCCACCGGACGCACCACAAAACACAACCGACGGGCTGGTGGATACCTCCCCCCGTGCTTTCTGGATGTAATCGATGATTTCCTGCCCGTAAATCCGGCATACGCCCCACACCTCGTCACCGCGAATATACGGCAACATAACGGTGCCAATAATGCGCGACCGTTCGCCCACGTCTTCAAGGGTTTTGCTTTCGGGATGGTCGATAATGACGGGTACTCCGGCGCAACGTTCCAGGAACTGCGGATTGAGATAAGTTTGCGGTGAACGCCAGACAAATTCTTTTTCTTCGGCGCGGTAGGCCATGCCCGTCCCTGTAATACGCAGGTTAACCAGCCACATGTTGGAGAACTGATAAGGCGACGGTAGCTGACCGTCCCGAATCTGCTTCGCCGCCTCAATTTCTGTTAAAAGCATAATGTTATCCGGTTATAAGCAATAAGCCCCGCCAAATCCGGCAGGGCTGAACTCAGCACGTTTTTCATGCCCCCGCGAGGCTTGCAGTGTTAATTTTGACCAGGCGACGGGGAGGGATTTTGAAAGCACTAAGCCAGTTATTCGGATCCCCCTGATATTCAGTAATCCGCCGTCCGTCTTCATCCATTCTTACGGTTTTACGCAAATAGCCCGGCGTATTTTCCACAGCCCACTGAACACTGTCTTTTGCAGCCTGGTAAATCTGATCTTCCAGCACCGCCAGCGTTGCAGAATCTGAAACGGAACGAATATCCACATCACTGAATTTTTTAGCCAGCTTCTGTGCACCAATTAATGCACGCTTGCGGTAATCCATCGACTTTTCACCAGCAAACGGGGCTGGAGCGCGACGGCCCATATTGCTGTATGCGGAATCTGCTTTAGCCTGGGCTTCTGCCAGTGAGGATTCATCTTCGACTGACGCGACGATGTTTTGATTAGCGTTATCCTCTTTTATGAAATCCTGTGCGGGGATCGCATTCAGAATTTCGATAATCTCCTGCGGAGTGCTGCCCTGCGACTCTGACAGAGCGTTAACCACCTCCATCAGTTTTAATCGCAAATCTTCTTTGCTTGCTGGCATTTTTACCACCTCTCTTTTTCACCAAAAAATCACGACCATCAGGCCGGACGTTCTACGGGATAAAGCGCCCGCTGCATTAAACGCCGGGCGACCTCATGAATGCTCGGAGCAATCCCCAGCGGAGAATTGCGGCGTTCCTCGTCCTGGATGCGCTGTAATGCTTCAATCTGATCACGAGCGAGTAAAACGGGTTTCACGCTGGCTTTTCTCATAGTCATATCTCCTGAACAAAACAATGGTTATGATTGCATAAACTGAAATGATGATCTACATCATTGCAATTTATGAAACAATAACGCATGATGATCGCGTTCTTCCCATTGACTTCAATCACCTGAAAAACAAAGCCCGCAACACTTCTGGCTGCGGGCTTTTTACTGGCACAAAAAAGCCGGGAAAAATCCCGGCCTCCGTCACTGACTGCAATTTTTCGATCCAGGGTATTTCCTGAATGCCTTACCATTGGGCTGATGTAATCCCATCCCGGCATGTGCCCGGCTGATGGTTTCGCGCATCTCCCCGAAATTATCCTGCCTTGCTGGTGGGCGTGCTGCCTTGCGGATACATTCCGCGCGACGTTTTGCCGCCTGTTCCCGTGCCTTGTCATCATTCGCCAGCATGATGACCTCAGCCCACCGCGCCGCCGCTCTCCGGTACAGACCACGCGCTTCCAGTGCTTCCGCTTTGCTGTCGTGAATCATGCGCCTGTTTTCTCCTTTGCTGCCCGGCGCTGACGTTTGCGCTTCTCATTCAGCGCCACCAGCCGCGTTTCTGCGTCCTGTTGTTCCTGTGGTGTCACCTCGCCGCACGGCTGGCCTTTCAGGTCGTAACGTGCACCACCAGCCATTAAGGCGCGGTAATAGCGCGGAGACTGCGCATAAGATGCCAGCGTCGCACGTAATGCCCCTGGCCCGAATGCCAGCCCCCTGACGGCGAGATCCTGCATCAGGTCGTCGAATATCCCCACCTTAAGCGGCTTCGGTGCTTCCCGGCTGAATAATTCAGGCCACAACTCAGTGAGGCGGTTAACGCGCCTGCGGTTTTTGCGCTGGCGTTTGGTCATATGCCGCCACGGTGTCGCCCCTGTGGGCTTCTGCTGCGCTTTCTGGTTACCGGGCATCACTTTATGCGCCGATGTGGTTTTATCCTGCTCCTGTGCCGCCTGCGTCGTTTTCTGCGGCGTGCCGTAAATGCCTTTAGGTTTTCTGTTAATGGTCAGCGTTGTCATGCTTTGCCCCATCGTTTTTACTGATTGTTTCATGCCCGGCACTTTCATCTACCGGATACCACGCAAATGATCCAGGTTCATCAGAAAGAATGAATTTTGTGTTTGGCAAATACATGCATTCGTAAAAACCATCTTCCTGATGATACGGTGCCATTCCATACTCACCAGTAAGAATCGGTAATATTTCAGAATAAATTTCTGAATCACCAGAATAAAACACATCACAAATCGCCCATGCTGCAATCGGACTATACCAGTCGTTGCCATTGTCATTCCTGAATTTCGCCCACCACCCCTGAACCGCTGGCGAAATATTTTTTGGTATGGCTTCAAGAAACATACAACCCCCTTTGCAACTCTATTTCTATATTTTCGTGATAAAAATGCCAATTATTCACACTATTCCATTTTGATTGTGAACAGTCGTGAATAGTTAGTGAACAGTTTTTCAATAACTGTTCACCATGTTTTTTAGTTTAAAATCATATGGTTATTTTGTTTCAGTGAACAGTTGAACAGTTACCCCCTATAGAATTTAATTTGCAGTGAAAAATGATTCACCGTTACAAGTTACAATGCGTTTTAAAAGTTTTAGCCGAAACTGTTCACGCCGTTCACTTCGTCGATGAATCCAGTAATGACGCGGCTTTTAGAGGTGAACAGTAGTGTTCAGTAGTGTTCACAACTGTTCACTTTTCATGGATTTTTGGCACAGCGGGTAACCATTCATTGGCACTATCAGCCAACTCCATGTTGTAGCGCATTCCGACATTGGTCTTTGCCTTCTTGTACTCAGCCCCATATTCTTTCATCACTTTTGGAAAATCTTTGCCAAAATTCGTTAGATTTAATGGCTTATCGAAACCATAAGCATCCATATATGCAAGATATGCATGGTAGAGATAAATGCGAGGGGCTCTTGGATATATATTCAGGTTTCCCATGAACATTCCTACAGCTTCACCAAGTTCGACAATATGGTTACAAAAAGCATATAGCGGATCAGTATGGCGTTTTACTTCCATTGCTTCTTCACCATCACGTTGTTCGAGCAGTAATGTTCTTGCTTTTTCGGGATCTGAAAAATTTACCAACAGCCTACGGACTATTACCGGAATTTCTGCTGCGATTTTTTTTGGTAAACATGTGTCCTTGTTTTCTTCCGCTATCGGATTATTGAACTGAAAAATAACCCTACGGCGTGAAATACCTCCCGCTCTTTCTGTAAAAACCATCGGTTTATTATTTGTTATCAAAACAACTGAGCGTAAGACGGTGGTGTATCTTTTTTCATATTTCGGATTAATTTGCAGAGGATCCCCACCTGTTATAGCTTTAATACCATTACCTTCGCCAAAATATTTAGGTTGGTCCGGTAAAATAATCAGACTTTTACCAACCAGTTGCTCACGTCCACCAGCATCATCTAACGCTTTCATATCACTGCCTGCGGTGTTCTGCTCACCCGCCAACATTCTGGCAATTTGAGTAAACATACTTTTACCACTTCCACCTTCGCCAGTTGCTTCAATGAATAATTGCCAGTCGTAGCGATTAGCCAAAACCATAAACAGAGCAGCACATATCCGCTTCATCTTTGATGAATCGTATCCTGCTGCATGTGACAGCCAACGATGAAAATGGGGCGCATGGTCATGAATATTTTCACCAAGCGCAGGTGGCGTATAATAAATTCCATTATGCGAAGTGATCCAGTGCTCTGGTGAATGAGGTAAAAATCTACCACTTGTTATGTCATAAACTCCATTTTCAAAAGGTATTATGGTGTCACGCTGTTCTCTCATTACGGGTACAGATATTTTTAAAGCATCAACCGCGTTACTAATTGCCCGCTTACTGAAATTTGTCTTATTTTTTTCGTAAATTGATACCATTTTACGACTCAACTCCATATCAGATATTTTTTTCCACACTCCAGAACAGTATGCATAAGCAAAATTGTTACCAGGGTGAACAGCTATTTCCTCAAAGCATTCAGCCAAAAGTGAAGCCCGCTCGTTATCCGCCATTCTGGAAAGAGATATTTTGTGTTTTTTCTCAGTCCTTACTGACAGAATATCCCCGCGCTCTGCCTGTTCGCGGATCCGTTGCAGGTAGTCGCGCCAGTTCTCCGGCTCCCGGTCGGTGATACCTTTGTATAATTTCGCATCCTGTACGCCAGCCAGCGCCAGCTTTTCAGCGATAGCATTGATCTGGATTGGTTCGATCTCCCCAGCGAGATAGACACGCGCAAAGCGGCGTTCATCGTCGACAATGCGGATATTCGCCAGGTCTGCCAGTTGCTTCGGCCCCAGGTAAACAGGTGGCACGTTATCGCCGTGTTTTCGTCCTTCGCTTTCAATCCAGTGTTGAGCATGGGCATAAGCGTCCGTCCCGGCAAAAATGATTACCTCGGTGAATTTATCCTTCGGCTGATATTTTAAATTCGGTGCGTTTTTCACTTCTTACCTCCCGCAACCAACATTGCCCGGATTTTTTTAATATTCGTGGCTGCACGTCTCGCCACTGCCTGTTGTTTGTTTTCCACCAGAATAAAATCACGATCAAACTGACGGCGCGGCATTACGCAGTCATATTCGTAAACCTCACGGCGGTAGGTGATATTGCCTGGCGTAACGTGACGAATAACCACTCGCCCCCCACGTCTGGTGTCGCGGTAAATATCTCCGTGTCTGATTTCAGGCCGAGAGAGACCGCTGGCAGTAAAGCCAGAATTTTTCTTTTTCATGGTTTTATTTTCCTGTCAGCAGTTCCGGTTTTATTTCCGCACGAATACAGAGTTCAGAAAAAAATTCAGGAGAACCAACAATCTCATTACTTTTCAGTCGGCATTGTGATTTCACTTTCCCTTTATCCAGGTAAACCAGTACGCGTCCGGTGAAATCATCTGGCACACTCAGGTTAACTGTCATTGTTGCAGGCTGATTACCCATGATTCACCCCCTGAATGACCTGATAACCGCAACTGGTCAGCAACTCGATAAATTCCGGCAGTGTTCCGAAACAGCAATCATCTCGCAGCCGTTCTCGGGATACTTCAACGCCGTTTTCGTAGTGACTCACCATGCGTCCGGTAAAATGCAGATCATCATCGTGATGGCTCGTTAACGGCTTAATCAGTCGCGCACGTTCTGCCAGCTCCAGCAATGCTTCAACGCTTCCGGCAATTGCACCATCCGGCAGGTGATAATTACTTGCCACGCGTCCATTCTCCACGTTAACCAGTAGCTGCCCGGTGAATTTCTCATCAAACTGAATGCTGTTAAGGTCAGAAATTGACAGGTTATGCATGGTGCACCTCCTGGCGAATACGGGCGGCGAATACCATCACGCAACCAGCCGGGGATTGCTGGCGCGCTTCCTGTTCGCTGGTGGCCTCGATGTGAATCACGCGCGGTTGTGCCGTACTCAGGGCGATAAAACGCCAGATGTATTTATTCAGGTTGTGCGAGTCCCGCCCTTGCGGGTGTGTGGTATGATTTAACATAGCTACCTCGATACTTTCGCTATCGTTGGTGGTTAGAAGCCCCGTTACTGCTCCAACAGTGCGGGGTTTCGTCATTTTATGACTGATAAAAATCAAGTGTCGGACACATGTTATTTTATCGGTGTGGGACACGTCAAGCATTGCATTAAACTTTTTTCTCGCTATCATTGTCGGACACCAAACCAATCGGAAATCAGAAATGGCAACGAAATCAGTAAATGCAAAATCGAAAAGAATAGATGCACGTGTCCCACTCCATATCGTTGATGCCATGGATAAGGTCAAAGAAGACGGCGAAAGTACAGGGCAGTTTGTAACAGCCGCATTAGAAGGCGAGATCAAACGCCGCCAGCGTCGCAAGGCCAAAGAGCAGGAGTAACCATCACTAGCGCCGTGGAGTGATGAACTGTGGCGCACAGGGTTACAGGTATATACGATGACTGACAAATCATTAAAGAAATTATCCTCATCCAGGAAAAAACAACGCAAAAATGCGGTAAGCGAACAAGAACAGGAAAGATTCGCACCTTGTTCGTTTGCTCTTGAGAAATTCCTTAAAGAGCACAGGAAAAAGCTCTCGTTGCAAACCTTGGAACGAACCAAATCTGACTGATCACATTGCCCACCAGCCGCAAATGTGGCATTGTTGGTGATGCGTTCAAGTATGTAGCTTTTCCACTGGCGGCTCTCTGCGGTCGCCTTTGTTTTATCCAGAACGAAATCAGACATCAGATTGATCAGCACCTGGCGACCTGACAAAATCGCATCAGTCGCGCCACCAGCAAAATTTTTTGCTTTCCGGACAGCGTGGCCAACGGCATTTTGCAGCAAAATATTCTGCATTTCTGGCGTGCTGTAGTAACGGTGATCAGTGCCTTCACATTGAACGAACTTGTCGCTAAAATTCACCCACATAGCAAACATCGCGGTGCTGTAGGTAATTCGTTCACAAAGGCGCTCCGGCAACGGGGCGCTTTCTCTTTTTGTAACGGTCAGAGCGTTACACATGGCTGTTTTCCTCCATGCGACGGGCTAACCAACGCTGCGAAAGACGAATTAATTCAGCCTTCCGCTGGTGGTAGTCCTGGCCTAACTCAATCAGCGTGATATTGCTCTGCTCAAGGTAAGAAAGGTGCTCAAGCTGCAACGTGCTCATGTGGTCGCGTGGTTCGCCTGTGATGCCGTTCGCCTGCGCCCACTGTTTTGCAGTCATGCCACCCAGCACGATACGCGCCAGCATATTGGCTTCCGTGGTGTAGTGGTGCTGGAGTGTGTTTTTACCCAGTTCAGCCCGGTACGCCTCCAGCGCGGCGCACATCGGCTTAAAGTAGCTGGCAACGGTGATACGGGCTTTCAGTTCCCTGCGTAACGCTGCGGAACGCACTGGCGCTACCTTGTGTAGCTCCTCCTCGCATTTGATGAAGTACTGACGAACGGCGCGGCCCTGTTCGGTGCGTTCGACCATCGCCAGTTCTTTCGCCATGTTCGTGGAGATCAAATACTCTTCACTGCGACGATCACCGCCGCGCTTTGTTGTCCAATCAGAATCAAACTGTTCAATATTTACACTTTGGTTCCCCCGTTTCGGGGAATCAAAGTACAAATTTTCTACAACTTCAAAATCCACGCCATTTTTAAATCCGTACTCATCAATGCGTCCTTTAATCCAGGTTGTGAAATCACGCTTCACACCCAGCGCCTTATGCAACGCTCTGGCGCTAACAATATTGGTTTCACGCCCGCCAATAACACCGGAAATAACCGGGATAATATCGCCGAAATTTTGCAGATTCTGGTTTTCAGGCCGAACGAAGCCCTGCCCCTGTACGGGCGTTTTTGGAAATTTCATAAAAACTCCTGCTATCGAATTAAGTTACTTTTATTTGCTGGTGGATAGCTGGGGGCAATAGCCCCGTAGCCATTTAATCAGGTAGCTGTTCCGCGTGATTCCGCAATACGCTGATTAATCCACTCGTCAATTTCACTCTCAACGAAAGCAATAGCTCGCGAGCCAATTTTAACTGATGCAGGAAATTTACCTTGCCCCATAAGGCGATAAATCCATGCCTTGCTATATCCAGTTCTACGCTGAACTTCCGTTAAACGAATAAGAGAGTTTGCCATATATTCACCTTGTAACGTCTATAAAGGTGTACATAGCTTGCATTAAGAAAAGTGATATTTATAGATGCTTACCATTATGAATGGCGAATACCATTTCAGTGAAATAGCTCCACCTTTTTTTAATAATGGCGTTTACTATTTTAAGTATCATGCTGACGTGAAACACGAAGAAAAATTACTGTTCTTACGATTTAATCTGCATTGGTGGTTACTTTTTTTTGAAAGGAAACCACCATTTTTCTGGAATAGCGACCACTATTTAACTTTTTGTTTTTTTTGGTCTTCTACCAATACGCTTCAGATGTTCAGGCCTTAAAATCAGATTCACAGCCCTAGCAACATTAGAACCCGCCCCCCTTTTTTTCAAATATTCAAGTACCTCATGCTCTGTCGGAGCCGTCTGTGGGTCATCTGGGTCATACGTCGACCATAGTTCCCTTATAGCATCCTGCACATACTCCAACCCATCACTCTTATGCCCATAAGTACACAAATACTCGTCAGGATTAATTACCTGATGAGATGATTCAATGATTGCTGGCGGATTAACTTCCTTAACAGGTATAGGGCGAGGGCATCTCGCAAAATCAACGCTCTCATTTTTTATCCACTCATATAAAGAATGGCGACTAATTAAAGTTTTATCCTTGCTTATCTCATATGCACGATCGGTCAGTTGCGCTGATGTCAGACGTTTGTACTCAATATCACAAACATTTCCCCAATTATCGTACTCAACTATTTCAGAGGTACATTCAACAGGAGTTAAGACACCACGACGGATGGCTGTTACCATTCCATTAGCCAACCCCCATGCCATTTTCCAACGTTCATGTTTATTATCTCTGACATGTTCAAGAGTAGGGTAATCATAAGGATCAATTCCGGCCAACAATAAAGCGGCCTGGGTGATAGAAAACTCCTGTACTGTTCGCCAGTGGGATAAGTCAGGAATGTTTTCCACAATTGGCATATTCTCCCCCTTCAAGCGATCTAATGTTAAGGCCGATCCAGCTCTGTTTGCATCAGCCTTTTTAGGTGCTCAAAGTCTACTACTGTATACTCAACCAGTCACCCGCATTTTCCGAACTCACCATGCACCACATTTCCGCCATGCTCGAGCGAATCCATATAGTCGGCATACCACTGGAGCATCTCCCGGCGACCATCCAGATATTGCGCATGGTTGTATGTGCCACGAATTGAGTTTTTATCGACGTGTGCGAGCTGCGTCTCTATCCACGCGGTGTTATAGCCCTGCTCATGCAAAATGGTGCTCATGGTGTGCCGGAATCCATGACCAGTAACGCGCCCGGCATAGCCGATACGACGAATGAGCACATTCATCGCCATTTCACTCATTGGCTTACTGTGGTGAATACGACCGGGGAAAATAAACTGATACTGGCCTGTCATGTTTTTTAACTGCTCCAGTATTTTTATCGCCTGTTCTGGTAATGGCACACAATGCGGACGGCGCATCTTCATTCGTTCTTTAGGCACTTCCCACAAACGATTATCAAAATCGATCTCCTGCCATTCTGCCTGCCGTAATTCCCCGGGTCTGACACCTGTCAGAATTAATAGCCGCATTGCCAGTTTGACGATCTGGCTTCCGGTGTACGTATTAAAAACGCGGAAAAATTCCGGCAGTTCGTCGGCCTTCAAATAGGCGTAATGCTCTTTTTTATGTGGAGCAAATGCGCTCACCAGGTCAGGGGCTGGATTATATTCGGCGCGTCCGGTGATGATTGCGTACCGGAACACCTCGCCGCATCGCTGGCGAACCTTACGCAATTTTTCAGTCGCACCACGGTCATTAAGACGGGAAAGAACCGCCAGCAATTCCATCGGCTTAATTTCTGCGATCGGCCTACCGCCAATGTACGGAAAAACATCTTTTTCAAACGTCTCGATCATTTCCTCGGCGTATGACGATGACCACCTGTCGATCCGCTTTTCGTACCATTCGCGAGCAATACCCTCAAAAGTATTGCCAAATTTGCTCGCCTGTTCTCGCTTTTGGGCTTTTCTGGCCTCACTTGGATTTATACCACCAGCAAGAAGCCTTTTAGCCTCATCCCTTGCCGCCCTGGCATCAGACAGAGACACATCAGGGTACACACCCAACGACAACATTTTGGGCTTTCCTGCAAACCTGTAGCGCAGTCGCCACCCTTTCGAACCGTTCGGCTCAATGAGCAACGAAAGCCCGTTACCGTCATTGAGTGTATAAGCCTTTTCTTTCGGCTTCGCGCGCCTGATGGCAAGGTCTGAAAGCAGCAT